AGGAAGGTATAACTCCTGAATTCATCCGCATGTCGCGGAGGCCAGGAATCGGCTCTAAATGGTTTGACAAATACAAATCAGATGTCTTCCCTCATGACTACGTAATTACTCGTATCGGGATAAAAACTAAACCTCCTAAATACTTCTCCTTACTCTATGAAAAAACTAATCCCAGTGAAATGGAAGCTATAAAACAAATCCGTCAAACACTCGCCGATAAAAACTGGCAAAACAACGAGCCTAAAAGGCTACGTATAAGGGAACGCGTAAAAATATCTCAAACAAAAACCTTGACAAGGAGCCTTGAATAACATATACTATAAAAAGGAGGTCAATATGTATTACAACTTCTATCCAACCTTTCGTTATTGTAGATGGTTGTTTCTTCGTAGGACCTCCTTTTGTCTTACCCATCACGAGTGGCATAACGAAGTTATGACACTCCCACCCCCGGTGAAGGTTCGCCGGTAAGAAAGGACACAAATGCCTCTACAGCTCTATGCTATCTTCGACAAAAAGACCATCTCTTTCTCTCAACCCTACGTCTACAAGCACGTCGAAGAGGCTATTCGGTCTCTCAAAATGACTTTGGAGGATCCAAAGTCCCTTCTCGCTCGGCATGCTGCAGACTATGCCCTCTACTTGGTCGGTCACTTCGACCAGGAAACTGGCCGTATTACGGCCCCGGCTCATAATGAGCCCTCTCATGCCATTGAGCTGCTTGCTCTTTTCCCTTCTATCCCCCTGCAAGGAGTCTCCAATGCGCAAGCGTGAACGCGTCATTCACAAAAACAAGGCGAAACAGCTCGATTTCGCCGTTCAACAGGCGCCCAAGAATGACGCCGATATCAATCTCAAGCTCAAAAAGCACATGGCGGGCCCTGCCAAAATGGGGATTCCCCTGGGAAATCCCATGTCAACCAGGCGGCCCGTCTTCATGGAAATGCCCTCGGCGTCCTTTCAGGATATGCTCAATACCCTGGTGGACGCCAAAAACGACTTCCGCGCTCTCCCGGCGCGCATCAAGGGTCGCTTCGGTAACGACCCCTATCAACTCCTTCGATTCCTCGAAGACCCTTCCAATGAAGCGGAGGCCATTAAATTGGGCCTCCGCGAGGCTAAGGAGCCCGAATTCGTGGCACCGGCTCCGGGAAGCACCCCCCCGGCCCCAAAGGCCGATGACGAGGCTCAGCCTTCGTTTAAGGGGGGTGCTCCCAAGGCGTGACCACACGCCCAGTACAATCATCCTCTCGATGTAATTGTACTGACTGACACCAAGCACCGAGGGTGAACGAGGTTTAAAGGGGGGGCACGGGCACAACCCCCCCACTTGGTGTCTGAAGGTGGTCTATGGAGGCCACCTTCTTTTTTGCTACTTTTTCAACTATCCGGTGGTATACTGGTATAAAAAGGAGACTATATGTCAAGAATGCCTTCAATCATGAATCATGACTTCTCGCAGATACCCGGCCAGCAATTCCAGCGGTCGGTTTTCAAACGGCCTCGTTCCATCAAAACCACAATGGACTCTGCTAACCTGGTTCCCATTCTCGTCGAAGAAATACTACCCGGCGATACCGTCAACATGGACGCGACCTTCTTCGCTCGCATCGCCACTCTTCTTTATCCGCTCATGGACAACGTGTTCTTCGATACCTTCTTCTTCTTTGTTCCCAATCGCATCGTCTGGGAACATTGGGAGGCCTTCATGGGTGCTGAGGATCCGGAAGGGGCCCCAACCGAATATGAAATTCCCTATATACAGCTTACAGGCGATAACGGCTTTAATGCCTTCGACCTGGCAGATTATTTCGGTATTCCCACCGAAGTAAGTAACACGCTCGCACAACGCATTAATGCTTTACCGTTCCGTGCCTACAATCTTATTTGGAACGAATGGTTTCGTAATACATCAACGCAGGCAAAGGTGACCGTCAATCTGGATGATGGTCCGGACGCCTGGGATACCGATTATGCAGTACTCAAGCGTGGTAAAAGGCACGATTATTTCTCGTCCTGTCTTCCCTGGCCGCAAAAGGGAGATGCGGTAAGCATTCCTCTCGGAACCTCCGCTCCGGTTGTAGGCAACGGCCTTACAATCGGCCTTTCTCTGAGGCCCGGCGCTACCTATGATTTTGGAATGATTCGGGATGCGTCCGGAGACTTGCTGGGTAATTCCACGGCCATCGGCCTGCCTGGCGGTTCCACTTCCTTTACTGGCGGTATCGCACATAGCACCTCAAGGACTGTCGGGCTTACCGAAAGTGCTCCTGATAGCGGTATGATAGCGGACCTTTCGGAAGCTACGGCTGCCACCGTCAATTCTCTCCGCGAAGCTTTCGCAGTTCAACAACTCTTGGAGTTGGACGCACGCGGCGGAACTCGCTATACTGAAATCATTAAGGCCCATTTCGGAGTCGATGTTCCAGACTTTCGTCTGCAGCGTCCGGAATATCTCGGCGGCTCTTCGCAGCCTGTCGGCGTTCGTGTGGTTCCTCAGACTTCCGAGGAAGGCACCACTCCGCAGGGCAACCTGGCTGGTTATGCCGAGGTTACCAATCGCGCTCAATTCGTGAAGTCCTTCGTCGAACATGGTTATATCATCGGGCTGGCCAATGTCCGTGCCGATATAAGCTATCAGCAAGGGCTGCATCGTATGTGGTCCCGTTCCACTCGCTATGATTTCTATGACCCCATCTTCGCCCATCTTGGAGAACAGGCTGTTCTCAACAAGGAAATCTACTGGGCCAATACTTTTGCCGATGAAGATGCCTTTGGCTATCAGGAACGATGGGCAGAATACCGTTACGGTTCTTCTAATGTGACCGGTGCTTTCCGGTCCAACTTTGCAACTCCTTTGGATGCCTGGCATCTGGCTCTCGACTTCGACGCTCTGCCGGAACTCGATGCCGACTTCGTCGTCGATGACCCTCCGCTTTCTCGCGCAACCGCTGTTGGGCCCTCTCTGGCTCCGGGTCACCAAATCATCCTCGACGGGTATATGATGATGCGGCACGCTCGTCTCATGCCCACTTACTCCGTACCTGGACTGATGAGGCTGTAATGGTCGCTCCAGTCATAGTAGCCGGCGCTTTGGCCGGCGGTGCGTCACTGGCCGAGGGGTTATTCTCCTCGGCCTTCAACGCGCATCAAGCAGGAAAGAATCGTGATTTCCAAGAGCGCATGTCCAACACATCACATCAACGGGAGGTAAAGGATTTACAAGCCGCAGGACTTAACCCCATTCTCTCCGCCAAGTACGGCGGTTCCTCTACTCCATCTGGATCAGCTGCTCAAGCGGCTCCAACAAATGCCACTGGAGCCGGAATACAAGCTGCGCTCGCAAAGAGTCAAATTGCTCTTCAAACTGCTCAAGCTGATGCTGCAACTTCCGCCGCAGGTCTTGCTAGAGCACAAGCGGGTGATATTGGAACAACTCAACTCGATAGGGTAAACCTTCTTATCGCTCAGGCCCGCCAGGCCATGCAAGGGGGAAACCTATCGCAGGAACAACAAGCTAAAACAAGACAGGAGATATCCAATTTGGAAGCACAAAAAGCGCTGATACAGTCTCAAACTCGTCATTCAGCTGCTCAGGTGAATCGTGAAGAGGTGGAAACCTTCAAACATAAGATTCTCAATGAAGAGGTTCTTCAAAAAGCGCCTGGGCTTATCAAAAAAGGAAAAGAGTGGTTCAAAAAAAACTTTCCCGTGCACCCCGGGAAGTCGAATAATCCGGGTGCATCAGGAAGGTGGTAAAATGGCATTCCGAAAAAAATTGTCCCGCGGCAAAGCAAAGAAAAACTTTCGTCGCGGTACAAAAACCAACGGTCGCAACTTCGCACGCGCCATGCGCGGCGGATACCGAATCTGAGGAAGCTCTATGGTAACATACGTGTTACCGTAACACATAGCCTCCGCCCTCGAGGGCGGGGGCTTTTTCATATATAAGGGAGTTACTAAAAATGTTCTTCAATGCCCGCTTGGTCCAAAATGGGGTCCCCTCCTGGTGCCCACCTGGTCGAAGGGGGGTATGATGCCCTGCTATCATCCAACTTATCTCTATCGCTCGCGTCACGGAGTGAACGCTAAAACGGGGAAGGTACCCTTGGTCGGTTATAACAAGTCCGACAAGAAGGGAGGGTCTATCCCTGTAGGCTGCAACCGCTGCGCGGGGTGCCTACTTGAACGGTCCCGTCAATGGGCCGTTCGGTGTGAAAAAGAAATCCAGCTCAATGAAAATAACTGTTTCATAACATTAACCATCGACGACGACCATATGGTCTACGGAGGCGCTGAACATGGTATTCTTGTTCCTCGTGATTTCACTCTTTTTCTTAAACGTCTTCGGAAACAGTACGGATCCGGCATCCGATTTTTCGGGTGTGGCGAGTACGGCACTAAATCTAATCGCCCTCACTATCACGCCCTTATTTTTGGCTTTGATTTCCCGGACAAGGTCTATCACAGTACCAAAAATGGTAATATCCTTTATCATAGTGATAGTCTCAATAATCTATGGCGTAACGGCAATTGTCTTATTGGCGCTGCTACTTTCGAGTCTGCTGCGTATGTGGCAAGGTACATACTAAAAAAACGCTATGGCGAGCGTTCCAAATACTATACACAAGAGGGCGTAACGCCCGAATTCATCCGCATGTCGCGGAGGCCAGGAATCGGCTCTAAATGGTTTGACAAATACAAATCAGATGTCTTCCCACATGACTACGTAATTACTCGTATCGGGATAAAAACTAAACCACCTAAATATTTCTCCTTACTCTATGAAAAAACAAATCCCAGTGAAATGGAAGCTATAAAACTAATACGTCAAACACTCGCCGATAAAAATTGGCAAAACAACGAGCCTAATAGACTACGTATAAGGGAACGCGTTAAAAAATCACAGATAAAAACCTTGACAAGGAACCTTGATTGATATATCTACCATAAGCTATGGATTAGCGTAGCTAATACATAGCCCACCCCCGGGGAAGGTT